ATTAAGCGCCGCCGTAAATCGGTAGAGGAAGCAACTGAAGGAGTCTGAACATGGCAACGTATACCGCTGGCGATCAAATCAACCGCGCTTTGCGCTTGTTAGGTATATTGGCCGAGGGTGAGACGCCCTCCGCATCTATGTCGCAAGACGCTTTAATGGCGCTCAATCAAATGATTGACAGTTGGAACACTGAGCGTTTGTCAGTGTTTTGCACAGAAGATCAAGTCTTTACTTGGCCTGCAAGTTTTATCAGCCGCACTCTTGGCCCAACAGGTGACTTTGTGGGCAACCGCCCCATTTTGCTTGACGATTCAACATACTTCAAAGCGCCTAGTGGCGTGTCGTATGGCATCAAGATGATCAACCAACAGCAGTACAACGGTATTGCTGTTAAGACAGTAACGTCCACGTTCCCACAAGTTATGTGGGTCAACATGACGTTTCCTGATATTGAGATATACCTCTATCCAAGACCCACACAAAACTTAGAGTTTCACTTTGTATCGGTGCAAGACTTACGCAGACCAGTCACATTGGCAACGGCTTTGCACTTTCCGCCTGGCTATTTGCGGGCGTTCACATACAACTTAGCCATGGAATTTGCCCCTGAGTTTGGCGTTGAGCCAAGCCCACAGGTTCAGCGCATTGCCATGACTTCTAAGCGTGACTTGAAGCGCATCAACAACCCAGATGATGTGATGGCCTTGCCTTACGCATTGGTGGCTAACCGCCAACGTTTCAACATCTATGCCGGTAACTATTGATGAAAACGCCGATTCTTGGCTCAAGCTACGTTGCCCGCAGCGTCAATGCTGCGGACAACCGCATGATCAATTTGTTTCCAGAGGTTATTCCTGAAGGCGGTAAAGAGCCTGGCTTTCTGAACCGTGCACCAGGATTAGAATTACTTCAAACCATCGGCTCTGGCCCCATCCGCGCATTGTGGGCGCACCAGACCAACGGCGCTGACTTCTATGTCGTATCTGGCACAGAGGTCTACAAAATGACCAGCACGTCGGCCACGCCAGTCAAGTTGGGCAACATCATTGACGGTGGCCCTGTGTCAATTGCTGACAACGGCACTCAACTGTTTTTTGCCTGCAATGGCCCTAGTTACATTTACAACGAAGCCACCAACGAGTTCAAGCAGATTACAGACCCCGATTTCCCAGGCGCTGTGACTGTTGGTTACTTAGACGGGTATTTTGTTTTTAACGAACCCAATAGCCAGCGCGTATGGGTCACGCAATTGCTTGATGGCTCATCCATAGACCCACTTGATTTTGCAAGCGCTGAAGGCTCTCCAGACGGCTTGGTGGCGGTCAACGTCGATCACCGCGAGGCTTGGTTGTTTGGGACTGATTCGGTTGAGGTCTGGTACGACGTTGGTGGCACAGACTTTCCGCTTCAGCGTATTCAAGGCGCATTTAACGAAATCGGTTGTGTGGCTGCATTTTCTATTGCCAAACTAGACAATAGTTTGTTTTGGTTGGGCACTGATGCCCGTGGCCAAGGCATTGTTTACAAAGCCAACGGCTACACTGGACAAAGGGTTTCTACCCATGCCATTGAATATGCCATTGCCCAATATGGCAACATTTCAGACGCTTTGGCTTACACCTATCAGCAAGAAGGCCACGGCTTTTACGTACTAACTTTTCCAAGTGCCAACGCAACTTGGGTCTATGACGCAGCTACGCAGGCATGGCATGAGCGTGCAGGACTAGTTAACGGCGCGTTCACACGTCATCGTTCTAACTGCCAGTGCAACTTTGGTGGCGAAACAATTGTGGGTGATTTTGAAAACGGCAACATTTACAAATACAGCCTTGAAGTCTATGCAGACAATGGCGCACCTCAAAAGTGGTTGCGCTCATGGCGTGCTATCCCTACTGGCCAGAACACGCTCAAGCGCACTGCCCAGCATAGCCTGCAACTAGACGCTGAGTCTGGCGTGGGCTTAAACGGCTTTATAAATGAGCAAGTGTTCCTTTTGATTACGCAAGATAACAACAATTTGATCACTGAAAACGGCGACTACATTGCCAGCGACATTACGTCCTCTGTGATTGCCGATCCTCAAGTCATGTTGCGTTGGTCAGATGACGGCGGTCACAACTGGTCAAACGAACACTGGACGTCCATGGGCGGCATTGGACGCTTTGGCCAACGGATCATGTGGCGTCGCCTTGGCATGACCACACGCATTCGCGACAGGGTCTATGAGGTGTCAGGCACTGACCCCGTCAAGATTGCGATCATGGGTGCAGAACTTCACGCAAGCCCGACAAATGCTTAATACCACCCAAATCCCCGCCCCTCGCGTACCGTTGATAGACGAACGCACGGGCACGATTTCGCGTGAATGGTTTCGGTTTTTAAACAATTTGTATACTATTTTGGGTGGTGGTGACGGTATTATTAACCCAACCAATGGCGGTACAGGTACAAACGCCATTCCTACAAACGGTCAATTATTGATTGGCGACACAGGCAAATACAAGCTAAACACGTTGACACAAGGCAATGGGATTAACGTCACCAATGGCGCAGGCTCAATTACTGTCAATGTGGCAAACACTGGCGTGACCGCAGGCACTTATGGCACTGCGTCTAGCGTGCCAACGTACGCAGTCAATGCGCAAGGGCAATTGACCAGTTCAGTCAACACGCCAATTGCAATTAACGCTAACCAGATCACGACTGGTACAATTAACTCAGCGCGTATATCTGGATCATATACAGGCATCACAGGTGTCGGCACATTGACCGTAGGAACTTGGAACGCCACAGCAATAGCAGTAGCAAACGGCGGTACAGGCGCAACAACTGCGCCAGGCGCTAGGACAAACCTTGGCCTTGGCACTATGGCCACCCAAAACACAGGCGCTTCGGGTACATTTACCACTGTTGATTTGAAGACCGTTACCGTAGTAAACGGTATTATCACAAGCATTGTTTAAGGAACAAAAATGACCGTCGACATCTCCCTATTTGCAGGCGCTGGCGCACAATTCTTTGACGATAACGGCGTGCCATTGGCAGGCGGTTTGATCTACTCCTATGCCGCTGGCACAACGACTGCGGCCCCCACCTACACATCTGCCACTGGCTTAACTGCCAACAGTAACCCTATTGTTTTGAACGCAGCCGGACGTGTTGAAGAAGAAATCTGGCTTGAAGCTGGCGATTTGTACAAGTTTATCTTGGAAGACGCCAACGAGGTGCAGATTGGCTCATGGGACAACATCCCTGGTATCAGCAACGCCAATACGTTGGCCGCGCAATTAGCCAACCAATCTGACATTGCGCTTGGCGACGCGCTTATTGGGTTTAAACAGACCTACTCTTTAGGCATCATGCCTGGCGCGGTTGGCAAGACCTTAAACAACAAGATGCAAGACTTGGTGTCAGTCAAAGACTTTGGCGCAAAGGGAGATGGCACAACAGACGACACGGCGTCCATCCAAGCGGCCATTAACTTGGCTTGCACTTACGGTGGTAATGTCTATCTGCCATCAGGCACATACAAGATTTCTGCCGCGCTAGTGTTCACCATGAACAGTAGTTTAGTAGACCCTGTTAAGCGCCCATCAATGTCTGGTGACGGCATGGCCGCCACAACTATCTTTCAAACAGCCAACGCTAACGGTATTGAAATTATTGGATACGATCCACAACCCGCAGGTTACGGCACGTTTCAAGACTTTACGTTGTACGGCTATCAAAAGAACAAACTAGGTATTGCGCTGAAAGACATTGCTTTTGTTACGATTAACAACGTCTACCTTGCAGGCTGGTCAACTGGCTTGTACGGCGCTAACGTCTTGTCGTCCACTTTTAACGACTTGGTAATCCGTTTCAATGACGGTGGTTTTTACTTTGAGCCAAACGCTGCATTTGGGTTTGTGTCTGAACCCAACGCCATTACCATGTCCAACTGTACCGTTGGCAACAACGACTCGTATGGCGGTAAGGTTATTGGTGCAGGTACATTCAACTACAATGGCGGCTCTATCGAAGCCAACGGTTTTGGCACTGACTTGTCTAGCGGCAAGTGGGGCTTGGCTTTGGTGGATGTAGGTGGAAAACTTGCCCAGCAGTCTGCTAGTGGATTTAACATCACTGGCGTTTACTTTGAAGCCAACGGTGGCCAAGCACAATTCCAAGTTCAGCAAACTGTATCCCGCCCTGGCATCAATGGCGTATTAAGTGGCTGTAGTTTTACGGTTGTTGGCACTAGTTATCCTCAGCAACAAATTTATTTGGCTGCTTCACTGTCTAGCTACGCATTCCCAATCACAATGGAAGCAGTTGGCTTTGCTGGCTTGTCAGGTTATACGCCATCTGCCCTGCGTCCCACAATCAACAACGTAGCCAGCGACTTCAAGTTGGCCATGGTAGGCTGCACGTACTACAGCAGTGTAGACAAATACAAACAAGGCGCACCAAACCGCTTTGAGGGCATTGTTGAGGCGTCTGTTTATGCTGACTTAGCTGGCACACCCATTGGCGGTGGTGGCGGTGGCGGCACTTTGCAATCTGTCCTGACTGCTGGCAATATATCTAGCCTAAACGCAATTTTTAACCAAACAACGCCGTCAACTGATGGCATTGGTATTGGCGGTGGCACTTACGGTGGTGCATCTGCATCCGGCATTGCTGCCTACGCTGGCAGGTTGTTTATAACCAACAATGGTTTGGCAGCCAACCCTTACGTTGTTGATTTCAACGGCGCTAATTTCCAGCCCATTGTTGACAGTTCTGCTGTTAACGCCGTTACATTGGGCGGCGCAACTAATAACTGGAACGGCTTCTATTTAAAGAATGCTTTTACTTGGAACGGTTACGCGATCCCCGCGCCTACTGGTAGCACAACTTTGTTCTTGCGCAATGATGGAACATGGTCAGCCGCGACAGGTACGGGCGGCGGTACGGTCACTAGCATCACGGCTGGCACTGGATTGAATGGCGGCACGATCACAACGTCTGGCACAATCAGCTTGGCGGCCACAACTGTCACGGCTGGCTCTTACACAAGCGCCAACATCACTGTGGACGCGCAAGGCCGTATCACTGCGGCGGCCAATGGTTCTGGTGGTGCAGTACCAACGCTTGCGCAAGTAACTGCTGCTGGCAACGTCACCACGTTTAACGGCGTGTTTGGCCAGACTGCGGCGGGTAACGGTATTGGTGTGGGCGGTGCGGCTCCTGGCGGCCCAATGGGTGTGGCCACTTACGACGGCACAATGTTTTTGACTAACAACGGCCTAGCAGCTACTCCCCGCGCCATCGATTTTAATTTAAACAACTTCCAACCTAGCGCAGACAGTAACGCTGCAAATGCTCTGGTATTGGGCGGTGCTACAAAGCGCTGGAACGGTTTCTTTTTAAGTAACACGTTTACATGGAACGGCTACGGTATTGTTCAGCCAACAGGCAATACAACGTTGTTCTTACGCAACGACGGCACATGGGCAGTCCCACCAGCAGCAGGCGGTGGCGTGTCGTCGTTTAACACTCGCACTGGCGCGATTACCTTACTCAACGCAGATGTAACTGGCGCGTTGACGTATACACCAGTTAACCCTGGTGTGGCCAACACGTTCACTGCAAACCAGACAATCAACAATTTGACCGTTGGTTTGGTGACTGGCAGTAGTTACCCTGGAATCTTGTCAACAACTGCTGTTGGTGTGCTAGGCAACTCAACCAGTTATGTGGCCGTGTTTACAGGTGGCGGTTTTACATCGTTTATTCCTGCGGCTGATGACACTATTAATTTAGGCGCGTCTGGCTTTACTTGGAAAACCATTTATCTGAAAAACCAGTTTATCTGGAACGGTTATTCCATTACCGCGCCAACTGGCAACACTTCATTGTTCTTACGCAATGACGGCACTTGGGTAGCGCCTACTTCGGCAGGCGTGTCGTCTTTTAATACTCGCACAGGCGCAGTTACGTTGACCAGTGGCGACGTCACAGGCGCATTAGGGTTTACCCCAATATCGTCTGGCGGTGCATTGGGCACGCCCTCTAGCGGTAACTTGGCTAACTGTACGTTCCCAACGTTGAACCAGAACACCACTGGTAATGCTGCAACGGCAACTTTTGCTACGTCTGCCGGTTCTGCGTCAACCGCAACAAGCGCAGCTACCGCAACAAGCGCCTCAACTGCGGCCAACTTGTCTGGTGCGACATTGTCAACCAGTAGCTTTACATTGGTGTCGTCAAACAACATCATTGCTTTGCAAAGCAGTGCAGGCAACGGCGTATTTGTAAACGGTTCTGGCGCCACATTTACGCCAAGTTCAGACAATTCCATGTCATTAGGCTCGTCGGGCTTCCGTTGGACGACTGTGTACGCCACAACCGGCACGATCAATACGTCTGACGCAAACCAAAAAGAGCAGATTGCTGACCTAACTGCTGCTGAATTGGCCGTAGCCAAACGCATTAAAGGCTTGTTTAAGACCTTTAAATTCAAAGACGCTGTGGTGGCCAAGGGTGATGGCGCTCGAATCCACGTTGGTGTTATAGCCCAAGACGTGCAGGCGGCTTTTGCCGCTGAAGGTTTAGACGCTAACCGCTACGGTTTGTTCTGCTCAGATGAAGTAGACGGTGTAACGGTTCTTGGTGTACGCTACGAAGAATTGTTGGCCTTTGTGATTGCCGCCCTATGATTAACCACCATTTCAGTGCAGGCGTCTATGCCAAAGAGACGTTGATACCCGCCGGCCATGTGCTTGTTCAGCATAAGCACAAGTTTAGCCATTTGTCGATTTTGGCCAGTGGCTCAATTGAGTTAATGGTAGACGGTGAACGCAAGATTATTCATGCGCCAGCCTGTTTGACTATTGAAGCTGACAAGCATCATGGCGTAAAATCGCTTACAGATGTTGTGTGGTATTGCATTCATGCAACAGAATGCACTAATTTGGATGAAGTTGACGAAGTTTTAATTGTGCCAAGCGATCAAGCCCAAGCACAAGAACTGGCCAAGTGCCTACAGGAGAACTAATATGCCATGGATGGCCCTAGCAATTGGTGGAAGCGCCTTACTCGGTGCAGGCGCTGCTAAAAGTGCAGCTAAAACACAAGCTGCCGCAACAGACCGCGCAGGCGAACTTCAAAAGGAAACTGTTGATCAACAAATTGCGTTACAACGCGAAATGTTTAACAAACAGATGGAACTTCAGCGGCCATACCAAGAAGCAGGAGTTAACGCGCTTAACAAACTGCAAGGCATGGCAGATTACACCATGTTTGGCCCAGAGCAATTTACAAAAGACCCAGGCTACGGTTTTCGTTTAGCTGAAGGTCAAAAGGCGCTTGACCGTCAAGCAGCTGCCCGTGGTGGTTTGATTAGTGGTAGTGCTTTAAAAGCCGCGCAGCGTTATGGTCAAGACATGGGTTCACAAGAATACTCAAATGCGTTTAACCGTTATCAACTTGAACGCGCTGCTAAACTTGGGCCTTATCAATCCCTTGCTGGCGTAGGTCAAACTGCCGCAAATACAATGGGCGCAAACGCAGGACAGTTTGGGTCTAACGTTGGCAATACGTTAGGCGCGTATGGCACTAATGTAGGCAACTTGCTAACTAGCGGAGGCGCAGCACGCGCTTCTGGTTATGTTGGTGGCGCTAATGCTTTGACAAGTGGTTTAGGTCAATATATGAACTACACGCAAAGTCAAAACCTGATGAACCGTTTGTTGCCTCAAACTAGCGGTAGCCCAACAGCTATGCCGTATAGCCCTCTGTATCAAAGTCAAATACCTGGCGCAGGAGTTTAACTATGGCCATTGATCCAAACATTGCATTAGGTGTTCGCAGCGTTGAGTTCCAAAACCCTTTGGCTCAATACGGTCAGATTGCCGCCATTCAAAACGCGCAAAACCAAAACGCATTAACTCAATTTCAGCTTGGCACTGCCCGTCGTCAGGAAGAAGCACAAAACGCTTTGTCTGATGCTTACCAAAGAGCAATTAACCCTCAGACTGGTCAAATAGATCCAAAGATGTTGATTAGCAATGTTGCAAGGTCTAAGGCTGCGTATTTGTTGCCAGACATTCAAAGCAAACTGCTTGAGTCAGAAACCAAGCAGGCCACGTTGGCTGAGACTCAACAAAAAACCAAAGCTGGTGAATTTAAGTTAGCCCAAGACAAACTTAATTATGGATTGAAGTCTTTGGGTGATTCACCAACACCGCAAGAAGCAATTAAAAAACTTAATGAAGGCGTTACAAAAGGTTACTTTGATTTTTCTACTGCAAGCGCAGAAGCACAGAAACTTCAAAGCATGACTCCAGAGCAATATAAAGAATACCGAATTGAAAAAGTTTTGGGTCTTGTGGACGCCAAAGACAAACTTGGTTTTATGTTGCCTAAAAATGTTCGTCAAGACGTTGGTGGCAAAGTTGTCACCATTCAAGATAACCCATTCTTGGCAGGCTATGGTCAACCAATTGCTGGCATGGATATCACTAAAACTCCAACTTTTGCTGAAATTACCGGACAAGGCCAACTTAAATTGGCTAAAGACAAATTTGCGTTTGAGCAAGCTAACCCAACACTGTCTATTCAAGAAGATGCAAGTGGTTTGCTGGCAATAAATACCAATACTGGCGTAGCTAGACCTGTGGTGTACGGCCCAAGTGGTTTTCAAATTGCACCAGTTGCTGCACCAGTTGCTGGCCCAAGCGTCATGCGCTCACAAGGCGCAGGAATGCCAGGCCAACGCTTGCCAGCTATCCCTGGCATGACTAGTGTGCTTGACCAAACTACAGCGACTACTGCCATGCCTAGACCGGCTGCTGATGGTATGCGAGTGGCTGGTCAGCCAGTGGGAAGCAAGAAAGAAGCGCCCGTCAAGTTTAATGACACCGATCTGCAATTAGCTGGTTTGGCTGGCTCACTTAAAGACTTTAAAGAAGAGGTTGGTAAAAATTTATTTACAGGCGCAAAATTTCTACCCTCTGGCGCAGATACAGCTAGGATGACGGCCAAGTACACGGCACTGCTAATGGGTGTCAAAGACTTGTACACACTTGGTGCATTGACTGGCCCCGACATGTCAATTATTGAGTCTCAACTTACTAACCCTGCTTCATGGTCTGGCAAATTTACAACCAAAAAAGGTTTTGATGAGCAAATTAAAACCATTGAAGACATGTTGAAACGCAGCACAACAAATCTTGAAACCACTTATGGCCGTGTGCCTAAAGCATCAAGAAGGGCGCTTGAGGGATTGCCAGGCGGTGCTGATGGCGGTATACCCAACGCAACGCCAACTAATCCATTGGGGCTGACAATACCTGGAGTAACACAATAATGGCCACACTTGCAGAGTTTCGCGCACAGTATCCACAATATGATGCCGTGCCAGACCTTGCTCTGGCAGATTCTTTGCATCAGAAATTTTATGCAAAGATGCCTAAGATGGACTTTTATAAGACCATTGGGTTAAGTGCGGCTACTGCAATACCAGGCGCTGAGAATGTTATCACTGGTGTTAAACAACCAGAAGTGTCTATGCGTGACCGCATTATGGGCGTAATTGAAACGCCAGCGGTTATTGCGGGTGGTTTGGCGTCTAGTATTGCTGCGCCTATTGCTACCATCTATGGTGAGTTAAGCAATCCTGCGCCGCAAGGTTCTGCTCAAGTCCGTGCTGCTGGTGAAGCAATGGCTAAAAAAGTGCGTGAGCAGTTTTACCAACCGCGCACACAAACTTCAAGAGAAATTTTAGGTGCTGTTGGTGAATTCTTGCAACCAATTACAAGTGGTTTGCCACCAACACTTGGATCAGTTGGTACAACTCTTAATGCTTTAGCGCCTGCAACCCTAATGCAAGCCAATGCACTTGCCCGTCCTGTTGTGAGACAAGTAACAGAGCCAGTTCAAAACGCCATGACTAGCATGATGACACGCAAACAGCCTGTTATGCCTGGCGTTGGCGCTGCTAGTACGGCTGAAGACTTGATGCGTCAACAACGCATGGAACAATTTGGTATTCGTGCCACATCTGGTGAACGCACTAAAAACTTGGCGCAACAACAGTTTGAATCTGAGGTTCAGAGAGGTGCGTTAACTGGTATTTCTCAAGACACCAAAACTCAATTGGCTGAACAAATGCGTGGTTTCAAGGCTGGTCAAAAAGAAGACATTCTTAACCAATTTGAGCGCATGACAAATCAAATTGTTGGAGAAGAAGGATTAGCTATTGATCGTAGTAATCCTCGCGCACTTGGTACTTTGGTTGATAAAACCATGGTTAACTTATATACCAAAAAGTTTAATGATTACAAAGCAAAATATGCCAAAGCAGACAGTTCTGGTGAAACTTTAGAACAAGTTCCATACCAAAGTTTGCTTGATTACATTGAAACAAAAAGCCCTACACGACGAGAAAAATTAGACCCAATTCTAAATGATGTGGCTGAATTGTTAGCCATGAATGATCCACAAAAAACTGGAACTATTTCAATTCGCAATTTAGAAGACATCTACCAAATAGTTGGTACGGTCAAAGATTCGCCAAGCGCTAAACCACTAAAAGATTTAATTACACAAATTGGTGATGGTGCTGGTGGCAAGTTATATCAAGAAGCACGTCAAGCTAGAGCGCAATTGGCCAAAGATTTTGAAGATGTTTATCGCGTTGACAAATTGCTTGGCACAAAAGCTGGATACAAAGATCGTCAAGTAGCGCTTGATGATGTTTATAAACACATTGTGATTGATGGTTCATTAGAAGAAATGAAAACCGTCACTAATTTGCTCAAAAAAGGTGGCAAAGAAGGTCAACAGGCTTACAAAGAATTGACTGGTTTTACATTACAACGAATGAAAGATTTGTTGCTTAAAAAAGGCGATGAATCTGATGAGTTAGTATTAAATAATTTTAGCAATTTTGTTACTCAACTTGACCGAGAAGGAAAACTTGAGTACATGTACGGCAAAAAAGGCCGAGAGACATTGCTTGATTTGCGCCAAACTATTAGAGATGTAATGGTTAAAGAGCCAGGCGCAGTTAACTACCCAAATACTGGTGGCATTGTTTTGCGTGGTTTGGAAACACTTTTAAAATTACCAGTGAAAGTGCCTGGCGCTCAAACAGCAGCTGAATTTGCTCGTGAATTGCAATACAAAAAACAACTAGAAAAGGCTTTGGAGCAACCCAACGCCATGGCGCCTGCCAACAAAAACGCATTGGCAAACGAACCTTTCCGTATGGAAATTCGTGGAACGGGTAAAAAGTAATGGACATCCAAATTTTATTCAATGTTGCGATCAGTATTGCTGGCTTTCTTGGCGGCTGGGTATTGAATAACATCTACCGTTCACTTGAGCGCTTAGACACTGACGTGCGTGCAATGCCTTTGAACTATGTCACTCGCGACGATTACCGCGCTGACATGCGTGACATCAAAGACATGCTTGGCAAAATCTTTGACAAACTTGACTCTAAAGTAGACAAATGAGAGATTGGGTTGAAGCGTTTATCGTTGCGGCCTTTGTAACTATCTTTGTTGTTTGGGGTTCATTTACTATTGTTTGGATTTGGTCATAACAGAAAGATTGATTTATGCTTGATATTCTTAGTGGTGGCTTGTTAGGTTCTATATTTGGTGGATTGTTTCGCCTTGCGCCAGAAATTCTCAAGTATTTTGACAGGGTTTCAGAACGTAGACATGAAATGAACATGTTTCAGCTTCAATGCGACTTAGAAACCCAACGTGGTCAACAGAAATTAGCTGAAATAGGTGCGGTCAGAGAAGCCGCAGTAGATGTGGGCGTGATGAATGCCTTTCAATCGGCCATAGAACAGCAGGCAACGATGGTAAAAGCAGCGGGTGGATGGGTAGCCTCACTTTCAGCTTCTGTGCGTCCTGTGGTCACTTATTGGGTTTTGTTTGTTTGGTCATTTATCCATGTGTGGTTTGCATACAACGCTTGGTTAAATGGTGCGCCAGCTACTGAAGTCTTTAAAACAATGATGACCCCTGACTTTTCTGCTTTGTTGGCAGGAACAATCAATTACTGGTTTCTTGACCGTACATTGTCTAAGCGTGGGTTATGAACTTAGAACTGGCAGCATCTCTTTGTCGCCAGTTTGAGGGGTTTAGGTCTAAGCCTTACCTATGCCCTGCAAATGTTGCAACCATTGGTTATGGCTCAACTTACTATTCTGACGGGCGCAAAGTGACCTTAGAAGACGCCCCTATGGATGAGTCTACAGCAAGAACGCTATTGATGATGGAGTTAGAGCATACATATTTGCCTGGTGTTCTGCGCCACTGCCCTATTCTTGCAACCGATGAACGCAAGTGCAACGCGGCCGTGGATTTTGTTTATAACCTCGGCATTGGGCGACTCCAGACATCCACTTTAAAGCGGAAAATTAACGCCCAAGATTGGGAAGGCGCTAAAGAGCAATTGATGCTTTGGAACAAAGGCGATGGCAAAGTTTTGTTAGGGTTGACAAAACGTAGACAAGCCGAGTGCGCTTTGTTAAATTAAACTGTCATAAATCTTCTATAAGGTGTTGAAATGGCTAACATTCCTACACCACACGATGCCGCATACTTTGCACAAAGTGTTAAAAAGTGGCAACAAGTGCTCAATCTAGGCGACTGGCGCATTGAGAAAGGCGTAAAGCCTGCAAAACAAGCTATGGCCTCAGTTGAGTTCAATGAAGCAGCAAGGCTTGCAACGTATCGTTTGGGTGACTTTGGTGCAGAAAAGATCACCCCAGAATCTTTAGACATGACTGCTTTGCATGAGCTGCTTCATGTCTTTTTGCATGACTTAATAACTGCGGCTCAAGATCAAAAAACTAGTATTGAACAGTTGGAAAAAGAGGAGCACCGCGTGGTTAATTTGCTAGAAAAATTACTCTCTAAGGATTCCAATGGGCGCACATAATGAAACATGTACGGATATGCAATTCATCCAACTATGGGGTGAACTGCAATCTGCCACAAAAGTGGCTAAACATTTAGGAGTAAATCTTAGAGCCGCCCATTTGCGTAGAAGGTGGATTGAGGAACACTATAAAATTAAATTATCCTCAAACGATCCTCGTAGCGCTGCTTATGAAGCTAATAGGCCAAAATCTTTCTCTCCATTAAAACAAGTTCAACTTGGGATGCTGGACTCATGTGTAATTGTTTTTAGTGACGCTCACTTCATACCTGGCCAACGCTCAACAGCGTTTAAAGGGCTTCTATACATGATAGAAACGCTCAAACCTCATGCAGTGATATGTAACGGGGATGCATTTGATGGCGCGTCTATAAGCCGCCATGACGTAACTGAGCAACCAGCGACTACTGTTATCCAAGAACTAAAAGCCTGTCAGGGTGCGCTTGGTGAAATTGAGGAAGTAGCTAAAGCAGCAAGGCACAATGTAAAGCTATTGTGGACATGGGGAAATCACGATGTCAGATTTGGTAATCGTTTAGCCCAGCACGCACCACAATTTAAAGAAGTGTTAGGGTTTAAGTTAACAGACCACTTCTTAGATTGGGAGTTCTGTTGGGCAGTATGGCCTACTGATGATGTAATTATCAAACACCGTTACAAGAATGGAATTCACGCAACGCATACGTCAACCCTGAATGCGGGCGTCTCAACTGTTTGTGGGCACTTACATGCCCTCAAGGTGACCCCATTCCAAGATCTTCGAGGAAATCGTTTTGGGGTCGATTGCGGAACATTGGCTGAAATTGATGGCCCTCAATTTACTTATGCTGAACTGAATCCAGGCAATCACAGATCAGGCTTTGCGGTTTTGAACTTCTTTAATGGCAGGCTATTGTGGCCAGAGCTGGTTCACAAGTTTGATGAAAATCAAATTGAGTTTAGGGGTGAAGTCATTGATGTAGGTGCATTTTGAGCGGGCCTCTAATCATCATCACGGGATTGATCTACGCATACATTGCGGCAGAACAACTGTTCAAAGGAAACCCATATATGGCAGTGGTATATATCGGCTACGCAATAGGAAATGTGGGGCTTTACTTGATGGCCAAGTAAGCCCCTTTTTTTTATATTTCTTCGTCAGAAGTTAAACCTACAGGCGTCATTTCTTCTTCTTCTGTTTCTTCATCTTCAAAATCAAGTGGGTCAATTGCTTCATATTCAACTGCCCAGCCGTGCTCTTCTTGAAAATCAATAAAATTTTTGATGATTTCAATTTTGTCGAAATCCCACGTCTCGATTGTAATTTTCTCATTTTCAATGTAACCGATGTCCATTTCAAATTTCATGATGCGCTCCTTAAGCAACCGATTGTTGCAAAGAAATACTAGGCTTTTTTTGTGACAAT